TCCTTCATGCAAACAGAATCATTATACTTTTCATTCTTTTCAAATTGACGTGCTTCAGTAATAGCACTTCTCAAGTCCTCAGTAACAAATGGCATTGGTTTAGTGCTTAACTATATGAATATTATAGCAATAAAAAACCCCCTATAAGGGGGTTGTGTGCCACTCTAACAAGTGTCATAAGCTATAACCACTTAGTCATCATAGACTCTACACTCTAAAGAGTCTGGATGATTATCGCAGTAGACTTCGAGGTGTGAATCTTCGTGCCTTGTATGATAATCGTTGATCTTACCTTCATTTGGATCAACTACATCACCCTTGTGATACTCATCATACTCTGCGTGAACATTCTCTAAATCTTCTTTTGTGTACTCCAACATACCATGATTGATATGCTCCTTGCCATCTTTAGGATCAAGGTAAACTTCGTGTTCTAAATCGTGCTTGGGATGTGTCATTTTAGTTCTTTTTTGATGAAATCACCGTTCATATTATAATACAATTTATGGTTCTCTGTAACAACATAGTGTCCCTTTATCTCGTTTCCATCACAATGGAATCCATAGTTGTGAACTTTCTCGCTCACGCCATCAATTCTAAACTTTTTATCAGACTGGAGATACGAAAGGTAACGCTCATCTAGATTAATCATAGGTCGAACTGGTGATTGTGTGGAGACTATAACATAACTAATTAGGAAATCTAGTTACTCTTAATGGTTTCTTAATCTTCTTCAGGTTTATCAAGGTATGTACCAAAGAATCCACTGTCACCATCCTTACGGTTTTCTAGTTTTTCCACAATGTCTATTGCATCAACTAGATTCTCTATATTTGAGAGCATATCGGCAATATGCTTACTAACATAGGGTTTCTCAGTTCTGGCAGCAAAAGATAAAGCATTTCTTAATGCCTCCTGTGCTTCTCGAAGAGAATATTCTACTTGTTGTGATAATCCCATTACAATTCCTCCTCACAATGCTTCTCTACAATCTCTTGAATGACTTCGCTGAAAGCATTACGCAATTCATACTCAATATCATTCTTATCTTTCTTTAATCTCGTTACTGTGATTGGTGGTAATGTAAGAGTTGCGTTTATATCCCACAATCCTAGTTCCTTATTCTTAGTAGTGTTGATTTCTAACATTAGTTTCTGTTGTCTCCAGCGAGTTCATCTATTTTAGCACAGACGTATGGATTGTTGTAATCTATCTCTGGTAGTGGTTCCCCTTCTGTTGGTTGCTTTGGCCACCAGATACCCTCACCAGTCATTTCATAACCAGCATCAATCATCTCCTGATAAGACATTTCCTTTCCTTCACGATAAGTATTAGTTCTCTTATCATCAGGTAGTTCTGTATAATCTGGCCACTGACTAGAATCAGTTATAGATTCATCCAACTCTTGTTCGTGGAGATTAATAACTTTATCCTTATGCTCAGTTCCATGAACAAGACGCAATACTTCATTAGCAGTTCTTACGCATATTCTATGGTATGTTAGATTTCTTCTAAGAGTTGTTCTTATGGTATCATATATCTCTTCTGGGGTACAATCAGATGTCAAAGCATCTTCTATTGCATCCTCCAAATTAGTCAACGAATAACTGCGGTTGCTGCCTCTGTCGCTCATTCTGGTCGTGCTTAATTGCTTCTTGCACTATACTCTCTATCTCTTCTGTTGTCAAGTCGTTCATAAACTTCCAGTTAGGATCATTTCTATCCCATTCAACCTGAAATGAACCATCATCCTGTTTGTTAATCTTCAAACTGTCCTTCGACGTGTTCTCCATTTTTAATTCTTTTCTTTACTAATTTAGCATAACGAATTTCATCCTTAGAATACCACTCAGGATGCTTTTTCGCTCTCTTCAACAATAGTTTTACTGCTTTCTTGTCCTTCATTATTGTTATCATTCTGTAACATATTATTTATCTTATTAACTTCAGAAGTAACATACAGCATCTCAGATTGCAGTCGATCTATCCTATCGTTGTTAGCATCCATTTGTGCTTTAATGTAAGTTACTACACTATCATCATCAACATCTTTCTCTGCCCACAAGGGTTCTGTATCATCAGTACGATAAGGATATAACCAATCCTCTACCTCAGATACACACGCCCAAGCAAACTCTCTTAATCGAAATAATGGTTTCATTTATAACAGAATAGAAAATCATCTACAAAGGATTCTGACTTATCCTCACCAAACTTGCTCTTTAAATATCCCCTAACAGGATCAAGTTTAGTCATATATGTATCAAAGTCACTATACACCGTAGTGTCTGTTCCTTTAGGTTTATTGTCATCTATCATCTCCTTATACTTTTCTAAGTAATCTTTAAACTCTGATAGGTAAGCATTAACTTCCTCTGGTTTGCAGTATCTTACGAAGATATTCTCAGAGAAGTGGTTGCCCATCTCAAAGAATCTATACTTACCATCATCTTTAGGTAGTCCGTCAACTGAGAATAGATACTTCTCTCTAGGATGTTGGAAGTCAAATACTATAATGACCTTCCTATCACTAAACTTCATTAGATCCATACCAAAACAAGGCAGATCTGCACCTGTTTTAGGATAGAGTATGGTATTGTATATGTCAGCGTTAGGGTCTGTTATATGTGCTTCTCTTGCCTTTAGGAAGTGCTTTCCTGTGCGGATGTTTGCTATTAGATTAGCATCCTTATTCTCCCACCTAGCCCACTCTTCAGTTACTTTTAACTGAGGAAAGGCATCAAAGAGTGCATCTATGTAATCTTGCCAAATAGTCATAATGGTATGTAACGATTTTCTACAGAATGTTCTACATCAAATGGGGTTATTTCAAATGCTAATGTTATTCTCTCATCATCTTGAGTATGTTCTGTGGTTAAATGTGGAACATAATTAGGAAACAATGTCATCACACCAGCAATATTATCTGCTGGATACATTAATTGACTAAAATCATCACAAACCCCTTCTCTATCTGCTCTTTCAATAATATTTTCCTCAGTAGCATGTTCAAAAGGATTCAAATATATTGTTTTTGTACTACTATTAGAGATACAAATGTTTCCACTAAGATAACTATTAGGATTCAATCCATGTATATGTTTCTTAATTCTTTCACCTTTTCTCATAATATTACACCAACACATAATCTTAGTATTGTATGATGGAATACCAATACACTCTTCAAGATATTGTTTATGAAACTGTTTAACACCCTCTTTAAGTTTTTTTATCTCAGGATGATCCCAATCAAGCACATTGTAATAACCATGCCTTGCTGTTGTAGTATCAGTACCTAGTCCAGTTGATCCATCATTTAAATTAGGACAATCTATGTCCATAATCTCCGATTCTTTTTCTAAAACCAAATCGTTTACTATTTTAGGATCAAAATCAAGTACCTTCTCACCAATAAAGAATCTCCATTGAGGTGCAAGTGCAGTCAATGGTTGTCTACTCATAAAAGGTATGAATCTATAACTATTATCTTGTGTAGGCATCTTTTATTTTTCTTTGGAACTCAACTTCACACTCTTTAATTGCTAATAATGTATCATAGGGTATCCACGCTGGTTCTTCATCTTTAAACTGTACTTGAACTTCAGTAAAGTTCTTTTGCAAGTACCTTGAATAAGATTCTCTTACCATCTTAACTGGACTCAAGGGGTTTTTCATTTCTGCTGTTGCTTGTTCATACATTAATTATAAGCCGAAGTTATAACCTAAACATTATAAAACCCCTGACAGTATTTGTCAAGGGTTTCCTGATTATTTGGTTGTTTAAATTACTTAAGGTGGATGTGTGTGTATAGTCATGTTAGAATAGAAATGTTTACTTGAACCTCTAAACTAAAACCTCCTTACATATACGTTTACAAGTTGAATGAGTGTCTTCGCAGTCGATTAAGCACTCGTAGTATTCTGCTAGTAAATCATCGTGGTCATCCTCAGATGACAGTTGATTATAAGATATTAAGTTGTGCATAAAAAACTCCTTGAACGACAATTAATAGACCATAATGTATGATGTTCAGGTCATCTTGTTACCTCTAATTCTTACTATTATTTAGTGAGAATGTGTCCGTATCATCAATTACACTTAACAAAAATTTATGCCTACTTGGTCACATTTTGAATGAATCTATAGTACCTTCGTACTGGACATTGAGGCCATTTATTAGAGTACCTATCAAACTCTTCCTTTGTTATTAAATGATGTTTGATCTCTAACTTCTTTTCTGTTATAGGATATACTGTAAACAATGGTAATCCATAAGGCATTGCTATATCATAAGGTTCTGATCTCAATGGTGCAGTAATATGACAACTAAATGAATTATTATACTTGAAATCTATCAAACCTGGAATAATATATAATCCATTTTGTCTATAGAACTCTGTTGAATAATGGGATTCCATAAACATAAACTTTACATCAGAGTTACATTCACCCATCCAAGGTGTTAGAAACTTAAATGCTGCTCTATTAGGATACAAACCCTCATATTGTGCAGGGTAATGTTGTGTAAATGGATCAAATTTTGGTGGTATGTTTGGTAGTAATTGAACACTACCATTAGGATATATTCTTATCTTTAAATCTTCCCATAATCTAAACTTTATACCTTCATTCATAAAGTAATTAATTCCAGGACAATTCTTTATAGTTCCTATGCTATACTTAGAATGTGTTTCCTTATCAACCACATCAGTAGAAGATTTAATATTCTTCAACCAATCTGGTGTATCCATCTGTAAAGATGGTTTATCATTAACAAAGAAACCTTTATCACAAGTATAAAGGTCTACTTTCACTTTCTTATTAAACATCAATAAAATGCAGGATCTATCCCATCAGGATCATAGAAGTCAGGACATAACATCTGTCCTGCCATTATTTTTGCTTCATCATTACTTTCACATAAGTTGTGCATCCATATCCTTTCTGCTAAAGTAACTGGTACTGAATCAGTAGTAATAATTCTACAAATGATGTCTGTCAATTTCAATTTTTGTCCTCTTGCCATCTTAGTCACGTTGCCTCCAATCGTCCGATCTATCTTGATGAAACCAGTCCACAACATCCTGTGGATCTCCGAAACCCCTACGGTGATTGTTTGAATCGGGATCTCCTAAATTCAAACTATTCAGAAAAGAATCTTCAGGGTTCTGATTCATCTTTCTTGCAGTATTCATCATACCTCTTGCTGCGGTATTTGCTTTTGATAATTTATTTGCCCAAATCATATCCTCAAGGGATACATCTCTTCCTGAAGCAATATCTTTACATATTCCTTCCAACCTTAAACGGTATTGAGTAGATAGCATAAATCAACTTTATAAGTGTGATTATTTATTGTTATAATACTGGATACTCCTCATTGCGTACAAATTCAGTTTTCTTGGTCTTGAAATCTTCCATCAATCTTTGAACTTGTTTTCTATCAAGACCTGCAAGGTGTTGACAGTTTTCTAAACAACGGAAAATACATTCCCTATCAGAAATGGGTGGAGAAATCTCCCACCCTTGCTCATCATAATACTTCTTACCTTCAGTAACTTGTGCCTCTAAGTGTGAGAGATCTTGTGCCTTAGAAGGATTCTTGTAGTTATGCTTCTTAGTCATTCTTGAAACTGATCTAATGTCCAATGAGGATGAGTCCTCTGCCAATCAGGTACACTATGATACTCCTTTAATGCCTCTAGCACAATCTCTTTCAACTCTTCTCTGTCTTTGTCAGTCATTCCCATTTTTCGTAAGGTGGTTCAGGTTCATCAACAAGATGTGTAAACTTATCAGTATCAAAATATGATTTACCTCTCTTACCATCTCTCTCGTCTAATACTTCATTAATAAGTATCTTCAACTCTTTAACCATCTCTTGAGTGTGTATCCTACGAGGTGTAATTACAGCACGAGGAAGAATTGGTTCTCCATTCTCATCATGTGGATATATGTTGTCCATACATCCTTCAACTGCTTCACCACTCATTCCCTGAGTATCAATCTTTTCACTCATAATGGATTACCGTTCTTATCAACTAAACCAAGTTTCTTTACTTGACCTAAATTTGATCTATCTTTCTTTTTGAGTTTTTTATACTCTTTAATGATCTTATCTACCTCACTTTTAGAAATCTTAGCATTAAGTTTTTGACCTTTATCACCAGCACCTTCCTTCTCTATGTAATCATTAATACCAATTTGGATGTCTGCCTCTATAATGTCATTAATCTGTTTTCTAATATCATCCATAATTAATACTCCCTCTTCTCTGTCATATAGTAATCTCCTAATGCTCCACTCATTAAAGTTTCGCTAATCTCACCATTTGGTGTTGTAATTGTAGGTTCTACATGATCATTCTTCTCTCCAAACTTTGATTTTGGAACTCTAGGATTAATCATATTTCTTGTCTTTTCAATAACATCATCCCTAATTTCCATCAACTCATCATAACATTGTTGATTGTAAGCACAACTGCGTAGATGATGGTCTGCTTGCATTAATGACTCAAGAAAGATAGCACGAGCTCTATCCCACTTATCATAATCTGTTATCTTTTCGTCTAATGATTTTTGGTCTTTCATAAGAACTTCTCCAATGATCCTTTCTTTTTGAGTTTCTTTTCAAGTGCAATTTGTTTCTTTATGTATGACATAGCATCTTTGTAATTCCTTGCTGTGTGCATATGTTCTCCATTGTGAATAATACACAACTTAGTTTCACTTCCTATAATTGGAAT